AGCCAAGCGGATGCCAGATAGGTGTAACCCTTACCGTAACCGGGTTCTTCGATGGAATTGAAGCCGTTCTTTTGACAGACATAGTCTGTAAGAAGCTGTTCGAGTCTGTCGGCCGTGTCGAGCACTATGGACTTACAGATATCTTCCTGTGCTATACTTTTAAGAAGGGTTATCAGCTCGTCGAATGTCGTAGGAGTGTCAAATCGAGCGACATCCATCGTGTCTGTTCCCTGTTCGAAGTCAACGAACACTGCATCTGGAAACTGCGAAGCAAGCGTTGACTTTCCGATACCTTCCGGACCGTAGATCACCGCGCGAAGCGAACGAGCCTGCGGTCCTCTTTTGATATTAAGTGCCATTATTTACCTCCTAAATAAAAATCTGAGTGTGTTCTTGATAGCTTCGTAGGATTCGCGAACTTCGACATGAGCCGCACTAACTACATCGGAGAATGAGAGTGTGATCATCGTCCCGTCGTCCGTGTCGCCAATGACAGCGATCTGATCAATATTGACGAGGACGGGATTCCCGATGTTCACCGTGTGGAGTTCCAAGAAGCTGGAGCCGATGGTAGCAACCTTCTCGGCTTCTTCCTTATTTACTTCGTCGATAATAGGCTGGATGGCACCGTTCGCCATCTTCATGTATTCTTCTGCGCTCATTTATTCACCTCCTGTCAGAGCTGTTCGGGAAATCAAGCTCGTCCCAGTCAATTCCAACCTGTGTGATTTTGACCGGAGCAGGACAGTGAACGGGGCGCAGTTCAAGACGCTCGATCTCATCTTCGAGCTCGTCGACCTGATGTCTCCATTTGAGTTCGCTCTGATAAGATTCGTCGAGTGCTGAATCGTATGTGTCTGCTGTGATGTGAAAAACGAGTGCGGCACCGAGTACCATGCCGAGTGCGAACGCACAGAATAGAATTGAAACTGACATATTAGCTTGCTTCCTTTACTTTGAATACTTCATCGAAGCCTTTTCGAGCCTCGATCATTCCGATTACTTCTTCCTCTGGATCTATTTCCTTCCTCATGGCCTTCGCCAAGATCGCGTTCTCGATAGCCGCCTTCTGCTGTGGAGTGAAGGACTTCTTCCCCTTCAGACATTCCCACGCTGTCGTTCGTGACATACATCCTGCGTCTGCTATCTCCTGCGTCGTGTTGAAGAACCTTCCGAGTGCCGGATAGATCGTTCTATGCGGTCTCATGTCGCCTCCTGCTTGACAGCATCGGCAAAAAAAATAGCATCGCGTTCTTCGCTGCTCATGCCGAGAGCGTGTGAGATGTAGGCGGCTTCCATCAGGGAGATCGAACGTCTTCCGTTGATCTTATCCGAGATCGACTGTCTCGATAGGTTCAGCCCCTTGGCAAGCTCCTCGACCTTAAGTCCACGCTCAACCATCAAGCCCTTCAATTTACTGTGATTAACCATCTTGTCCTCCTTTCTCATTTGTCGTGTCATACTTGACATTGTTAGGATAGCAATCAGAAACAACCATGTCAACTGTGAATTTACATCTGTCTTGAATTTGTAACATTGTGCCGTTATAATGAGTTCAGGAGGCTCTTATGAACGAAGATAGATTATTAAGATTTGGCAACTATATCCGCTTATTGAGGGAAGCCGAAGGGCTATCTCAAGAAGAACTCGCCAAGAAGTCAGGGTTCGCAGGCCGAGCTGCAATAAGTGCAATCGAGAAGGGAAAGAATAACTTATCGGTTGACCGCCTTCAGGATCTCGCGATAGCTTTACACACTACACCCGGAAAGCTCTTAGATGTAATCATCGAAGTCGATGAGGCTCCGTCTGTGACAGACGGTCTGTCAGCAGAGAACATCGCAAGACTTAAGAGTTATGCCGATTATTTAAGATCTATGCAGAATATTGGAGGTGACGAATGAACACTCCACGATGGGATGGAAAAAGATGGATAGTTCAGGAGATGAAAGATGGGAGACGGTTCACCTTCTCCTGCTCTACTCCCGGCAAGGCAGGCTTGAAGGAAGTCAAGCGAAAATACGAAGCTTTTATCCTGGATGAGATCTCCGGTTCCAAGACTGTCGGCCGTGTAGCTCAAGAATATCTTGAGGACCTTCAAGCCCGTCGAGGGAAAGACTGTGAAGCCTATATTCAGAACGAACGCTATATTCGGCTCTATATAGCCCCAAAATGCGGTCAGAAGAAGATATGTAAAATGACTCTTCGTGATTGGCAGAGCGTCATAAACGGCGCGTCAGGAGCTTCTGGGCGGTCTCTGTCACACAAGACCTTGGAGAACCTCCGAGGGATCATCATGGGAATCATCAAGTTCGGCTATCAGGACTATCAATGCGAGCTGCCGAGAGGCGATCTTTATATCCCGGCAGGTCATGCCAGGAACGAAAAGGAGATCCTTCAGAAGGACGATGTCGCAAGGCTCTTGGAGCCTTCAGACAAATGGTATCATCCTCTCTTCTGCTTCTTGGTCATCACCGGAATGAGACCGGGCGAAGCTCTGGGCCTTCGTGTCGAGGACATCAGCGAATCAAGCGTCCGCATAAAAAGAGCCGTGAACGCAAAAGGCAAGATCACTGAAGGAAAGAATGAGAATGCCAGAAGGATCATCCCGATTGGCACCCTCGCAAGCTCCATCTTGCGGAAGACTATTCGGAGGAACGAAGAGTTCAATCTCCGAACGAACTGGATCTTCTGTGACCTCCACGGCGGTCCCGGTAATCAGTCGACTATGAGAAACCAATGGAATGAGCTGAAGCAGGAAAGAGATCTGAAGGGAACCGTCTATTCCCTGCGGCACACATTCATCAGCATGATGAAGAATGTCATGCCGGAGCAGATGATCAAGGACATCGTCGGACACTCTGTCTCTATGAACACCTTCGGTACCTATGGCCATATAGTAGAAGGCGACTCAAAGAAGGCTGCGGAGATCATCGATCTCACATTTTCAGATGAAAGTGCATCATTTTTGCATCACGGAGAATAAGAAAAAACCTCGAAAGCCTTATAGCTTCGAGGTTTGCTTTGGTGGAAGTGAGGGGAGTTGAACCCCTGTATGTATGTTCGCGAGTGAACAGAAATGCCGTAAAATAAGGCTTTTTCCTCCGAGAGAGGACATTCTGTCCGCCGTCTGTGGACGAAATTGCATCATTTTTTGCATCATTTCGAGCAATAAAAAAGACCGCCCCGAGTCGGTAGGGCGGTCATAGTTAAAGGAAGTACATAGTTATTTAGGGGATGGTTACAGAATAGACGGTTCCGACTCATTGGTCTTTGTCAATAATGAGAATGTAAGAGGGCATTCCAAGTCAACTGACCGATAATGCCGTCGGGGGTTACATCGATGCTCTTCTGATAGAGGACGACGGCATAGAGTGTGTTCGAGCCGAAGTCGCCATCGACTGTGAGCGGTCTCCCCGTCTTGCCTGTGTAGCCGAGCGTCTTAAGAAGCGTTTGAGCGAGTGAGACCTCTGCTCCCTTCGCTCCGATCGTGAGTCTTGGCATCTCAATGTTCACTTTGATAACCTCCTCGTTATTCTCTTCATAGCGGAGGACATATTGCCATCCGTGTTTGTACTCATAGAACGACCTCACGGCTATCTCTCCGCCTGTTTGGTCGCCTTGCTTTCCGCCCGTAATCTTTCCCTTCTCGTTTATACTCGCTTGAACGAGCTTATGTGGGCCGAGATAAAGTGCGGTGTGATGTTTTTCATTCAAGAGGACATCGCCTCGCTCGAGGGCATTCTCGCCCGTATAAGGCAAGCACTTAAAACCGCACTTGATAAAGACGCTCTTCATGTTGCCCGTGTATGTCGCTCCATTCGTTCTGACCGGGATTCCTGCGGACTCAAAAGCGGAGATTACAAGCGAACTGCAATCATAGTCGGGCGACCATCTATTGATCTGATCGTAGCCGTGCGAATTGTCATTTGCGATGTTTACGGCAAATTCTATTGCCTTTTCAACCTTGCTCATAGTTTATGCTCCTCTAATAACTGAGAATAAGTCTTCCGTATATGGTCGATAGCTGCCGTAGCATACGAATTGCGGAAGTCGGGATGAGCGGTACAATAAGCCTCATAGGTGTCTATGTCTTGGAGTTGCTGTGAGAAGTATTCCTTCGAGTGCTTGATGTCGTTTAAGAGTTCGTCATCAAAGCGGAGGATGTGAGTCCTCGCAAGGATGGCTTGATTCCTATCCACCTTATCGGATAGAACTTCGATAGCCTTCCTCAACTCGTTGTTCGTTGCTTGCTTACCGTCGTTCCGTGATATTAAGAACTTGATAAAGTCCCAGATAGCGGAGGCGGTGACTATTGCCACCGCTCCACCGATTAAAGCCTCATTCATTGTCGCTCTTGCCCTTCTTGTAAATCTGATTTGCTACGACTACTATCGCACCGAGTAGAGTGTCAATCGCCGTGAGTGTAGCGGTCAATTCTGCTCCGTGTGGGATATTCCATATGGTCACTAATGAAGCAAGGAACGCAAGAATCGGAGTAGCTATCAAAGCTGTGTTTTTGATGATGTCATAGGTCTTGTTACTCATGATTACACCTCCCGAACTGTATATGTCAAAGTCATGTCCGTGTCATAGGTCTTGTTGACCTCTTCATTGAGGTTGGCTACTGTTGACACATAAGGGTGAATGACATTGAGTTGCGTCATAAGAGTATATAAGAACCCCGTGTCAAAGACGGTTCCTTTTCCCTCATTCATAGCCGTAAATCTGCGAGGGTCGCCTAATAACGGGGCGGCCGCATAGACCTTATCGTTATGGTAGTAGTAAGAATAGTTATTCCCTGTGATTGCTCCGTTGTTTTGATACTTCCATATATAGAACTTATAGAAGTCTCCATTCGGAAGTAGGATGCTTGAGGCTTGATTGTAGCCGTTGGCATCGCCTTGCCTCTCTGGTGGAGCAAAGGATATGTCGTAGGCTTTTACTTGAAGCGTGTTAAGGTCGAAGCGGAGCATCGAGGGTGTTCCATTCGTTCCGCCGTTCTTACCAAGTCCGTAGAGGTAGCCATCGGTCGCATTATAGATGAACCCGTCTTTTGACATGGCGATGTTACCACTCGGTTCGCTGAATGCCGTAAAAGGATACATCCATACATCGCTAAAGGTCTTGAAGGTTTCCGTATATGTCGTAGGGTCTGCCTTTGGGATAGCAATATCCCTTATAGTAACCTTCTCGACACCACTCTCCGTGAATCCCTCATAAGCTACGATGTGGAAGGTATCGCCTGTGTAACAAACCGTGAACGGATAGTCACCGAATCGAGTGAGGTTGGGAGGAAGAGCGGTCGCAAGTGTGATGGTATGAGTCGAACCAATCTGCCTAACTACATAGTCGGGAGATGAGAGCAACTTCACCCTCGAAGTCGAGACCTCGTACTCGTCTATGAGTATCTTCAAGAAGTCGGCCGAAACTCGAATGTAATAACCTCGTGCGTTGGTATAGTCAACGATAGTCAAGTGAGCGATAGACGAGAGGAATGTTGCCTCTACATTATATCCACTGATCTCCGAGTAGCCGAGAACCTTGTTCGGAGGGTTGAAGTCTTGAGTCCTCGTTCCGTCCGACATAGCAGGATATTTAGTGCCTTCTACATAGTCGAAGATAGCCAACTCATGAGGACAAAGACAAACAGAATTTATCTTGCCGTTTCCGCTTGCATTACCCCAACGCCACACTTTAGTGAAGCCGTCTGTCGGACTTGAGAAGTGAAAAGACTCAAGCGGAATGTAAGAGCCTCGCTTGCTATTCGTTCCCGTATAGGTGTCATTACCTGCTTGAGCGATGATCTCCGAGTTCCCTGTTATGATGGAGAGCGAGGCATTGTTCGCCTTGTCCGTAAGCAAGCAACCATCAAAGAACGACTCGGGGACTATCTTTGAGCGGTCGCCAAGGTACTGAAAGTCTCCCTCGAGGATTGCATTCTGGAATAGCGAGGTAATTGTGTTCTTCTTCTCTATTCTCTTGACGACTTTCCCTTTGCGACTCAAATCAAGCCTCATATATCCCTGTAAAGCCATTCTGTTTATCCTCCTTTATGCGAATATATCATTCTCGAAGCCCACAATATCGCAGTAGATATTATAGTAATTACCGATATAATGAACAGCCGCCACGCTCGTAGTAGTCAATCTCACTTGGATTGTTGTATGCAAAGACGGCAGTGGACTTATCTCAAGTCCGCTCCCTATATCTGATACCTTGATGTATCGGTAATCTGCATAGTCTGTATCGCTAATTGTATCGTAGAACTTAAGTAAGACATACTCATAGTCTGATATATCCTCGAATGTTGCTGTGGCATACGATGATGTCGTGCTTATCTGCCCGCCTTCAAGTACCTTGTCGAACGAAGCTCCGCCACCTTCTCCCAGATGCACATTACCGAATATCGTCTGTCCATTTATTATTGCTTTTGCCATTTGTTCACCTTCCTCGTATCTTCCTGTTCGAGTTTTTCCCATAGGTACATAGCTTTGCTAAACTTATAAAGCCTATTATCTCTGCACCACACGCACGAGCCGTGATTTCTACAAGTACAGTCAATAGACTTTGCACCTCGATATGGTTTTCTGTGTTCCTTGCCGTGTTGTATTGCTTTATCAAGGCTCATTGTGTTACCTCTCAATTAATTTATCGCTAAATAATACAAAGTTAAGTAAGAAGTATAATTCTGTAATGCGTTTACTCGTATTCTTGTACTATTTGAACCTAATGACTGAATAGAACAAATCAAAGGAACAGCCGCATCTGCGGATAATACAGCACCTTGTATTATAATTTTGCTTATATCAATATTTACATCAACAAAAACAGTCTTTGTGTTAGAAAATGATAAAACAGTCGAATGTGAAGTAAATAAACTTGAGGGTGCAACCGCCCCCACACTAATTTCACTACCCGACACACTAACACCAAGTAACTTGTTGTTGTCGCTTGATGTGAGTGTATCGAATGTCGGTACATTATCCAACTTATCCGCCACACTCGTACTATCAGAATCAGAAACGGGAATGTCCGAGCCTGTCCTGCCAAAACACGCATTGATAGCTGAATTGATAGAAGTGTTTGGTGTAAGTGTGTTGACAGGTATATCTTCGCCTGTCTTTCCATCAAGTTCATTTATCTTATCAGCCACACTCTCTGTGGTGTTATACATGACCTGCGAAGCTGTTGTTGCTGTTCCGCCGTACTGTTCTCCGTTGTTGAAAAATGCTCCCATAAATTACCTCCTTAAATCTTCATTGCCACTACCTGACTAACACCTGGTGCTGTTGTAACTATGCTCAACCCATTTTCAGAAGAATACGAAAAGGTGTAGTTTTCATTTGAAAAAGTAGTATTATTTTCAACATCTGATATTTTAGAAATATTCGAGCCTGCAATATTAACAATCAACACACGAGAACCGACTTTTTGGAAAAAACCAAAAAGTATATATATTCCATAATTCCCTTGTGCCGTAGATTTTATTGTTAATGGGGAATCAGGTGATAACATATACAGCTTGATGATTTCTGCAATACTTTCCACCGCCTCCGCTACACTTGTACTTTCACTCGAACTCATAGGAATTTCAGTTGCGTTTGGTGTAGCAGTAGGGAAGTCGGGGACATAGACCTTACCTGCCGCCGCCTGTTCCTGCGGTGTCATAGTCTGCCATGTTGAATAATCAATTACCTGTCCGTCAGCATCAGCAATCCCTTCATCTATTGTTCTTGTATCTGTACTCGATACACTTATATCTTCGCCTGTCGTCTCTGCATCGGTCTGAATGTATATAGTGCCGTTGTTCTTCTCGGCTGTGGATAAAGCATTATACTGTGCGGTCGTCAGCTCTTTGACGGGGTGGTACTCTTCGTCAAGGCAATACATTTTAGCATTGTCGGTGATTTTGTAGATTGAGCCATTCATCTTCTCGGCTGTTGATAGTGCTGTGTACTCGGCTTGAGTACGCTGAATGACGG